GCGGCCAAGTGGGCCAACTGCAACCGCGTGGCGCAGGCTTACCTCGAGTACGACCCGCAAGTGCAGGACACGGGAACCGGTCCTATCCCAGTCCCGCCGCCGCAGCGCATTTCGCCTGCCGTAAATACCCAGGACATCACCCAGGCCATCGCACACGCGGCGGACGATATCCGCGCGACCACCAGCATGTACCGCCCGGACATGGGCGAGTCCCAGCCGGATCAGTCGGGCAGAGCGATTCTCGCCATCCAGCGGCAAGGCGATAACGCCCACTTCAACTACCACGACAATCTGGCCATCTCCCAGATGCACGTGCTTCGCATCCTGGTAGATCTGGCGCCCAAGATCTACGACGAGGAAAGATTGGAGACCGTCTTCGATCCGGACGGCTCAGTGCGGCAGGTGTGGCTCAACAAGAAACACACCGACAACAAGGGTGTGGACCGGATCTACGACATCAAGAGCGCTGCAAGGTACGACGTGACTCTCGGGTCAGGGCCGAGTTACGCATCGCGGCGGGCGCAAGCTCAGGAACAGTTATTCCAGCTATATCAAGCCATGCCGCAGGCCATGACTCGGGCGCTGGATCTGATTCTGAAAACCTTCGACGTTCCGGGCATCGACGAAATCGCGGACCGCCTAAGACCGCCCGACGTGGCGCAACAGCAGGAAGGCCAAGCCCCGGTACCGCCGCAGGTTCAGCAGCAGATCGTCCAAATGCAGCAACTCCTGCAGGCCATGAACACGCAGATGACGGCGCAAGCCGAAGAGTTGAAAACCCAGCGCATCCAGAACGAATCGAAAGAGCGCATCGCCGCCGGGAATAACGCTACCCAATTAGCAATAGCCGATCTGAAGCTGGGCAGCGATCAGGCCTTGCAGATGTTCCAATCCCAGTACGCGGCGATCAATCAGAAGATCGACCAGGTTTACCAACTGCAGGCGCAACGCGACGAGCAGCAGCACCAGAAGGAACTTTCCGACCAGCAGCACCAGCAACAGCTCCAGCAGCAGGGACAGCAACAGCAGGCCGACGCGCAGCAGGCCGCGCAAGCCCAGCAGCAGCCCGCAGCCGCCGGCGCGCCGCCAGCTTCCGAGCCGATGCCGCAAGCGGCATAGGCTTTCAGCCATCAGCAGCCAGCTTTCAGCTTCACTAACCGTTCAGACACCCCATTTTATGAACACCGAAGATTTGACGTTTGAAACTCGCCAGGACCCCAAAGTGGTAGAGAAAGTTCTGGCCGACCTCGGCTTCACCGGCTCGACGGTCGAAACCCACTCCGACGAAGGCGGCCAAGTCCCGCCCGCCGAACCAGCACCGGCCACCGACGCGCCGGTTGAGCCAGTTGCCGAACCGGTTGCCGCCGCGGAACCCGCCGCGCCGCCCGCGCCCAAACCGTCGAGCGGCTACAAAAAGAAATGGGAAACCACGGCCGCCGAGAACGAGCGGCTGAAACAGGAATTGGAAGCGGCCCGCAAAGCAACGCCGGCCGCCGCGGCGCCGGCCGCCGCCGCCGAGCCGGTCGCTGCCGAGCCAGCCACCAGCCACCAGGCACAGCCCACTGCTGCCGAGCAGCCCGCTCCCAAGCCGAAACCCGAAGATTACGAAAACGGAGTCTACGATCCCGCATTCGTCGAAGCCATCGCCGACTGGCGCTACGACGAGCGCGCGCGCATCGACCGCGAGAAGGTAACCACCGCCGCCCGCGAAACCGAAGCGCAGGCCCGTAAAGATTCCGACACCCGCGACCAGGAGGCATTCGAAAACTGGCGTAAGAGCCAGATCGACGAAGCCAAGGCGCGGCATGACGACTTTGATGTCGTGATTGCTCAGCAACACGATGTCGACATAACGAACGACGTGATGAACCAGGCCCTTTGGTCTTTCGACCATGGCGCGGAGCTGGCCTACTGGCTGGCAACCCACCCGACCGAAGCCAACAAGATCTGTATCGCCACGAAGTTCAACGAAGGCGAAACCATCGTGCAGTACCGGAAAAAACTCGCCCTGGCCGTGCAAGAGCTGGGGAAGATCGAGCTGCCGGAACTCGCCGCGATCGCCGAGGACGACGACCCCATCGAGGAAACACAGCCCGCTGCCCAACCGGTGGCGGCTGTCGCCGCTGCCGCTGCAGCTCCAGCGCCTTCGAAGGTTGCTCCCGCTCCCCGCGCGGCTTCGCCCGCGCCGGCTCCCAAGCCAGCCCCCCCGAGTCCCGTTGGATCGGGTGCGCGCTCTACCAGCCCCGTCAAATCGTTGTCTCAGATGACGAAAGATGGCACGCTGGCCGCGCACCTTGCGAAATTTCCCAATGATCCGACTGCGGAATTCCGGAGGCTGCGCAAAGCGGAGTACGGCAACTAGCCTATAGGCGGCCCGCGATACCGTCGAGAGACAGAATCCAGGGCCACATTTAAGCTGTACGCTCCGAACTTACCTGCGTCAGCCACTCTTGGGGATCTTTGGCACCCTTGCTGCAATTACAGCGCGGGCAAAGAAGTTGAAGATTCTCGGGATCACTCGTTCCACCACGCGCCAAAGGTATTATGTGGTCGATGTGGAACGCCTCGCCCAATTCTTTTTGACATGCCGGATTAGCGCATTTTCCATCCTGCGCACGGAGCAGCTTAATTCGATCGCAAAGGGAGAACCGGCGATTCTTCCACTGACGAAGGCAGCGATCCCGCTCTCGCTGGGCGTACTCGGCATCCGTAACGCGCCGCTCTCTTCGCCGGGCGTTGGACCTCGCATTAAGTTCAGCGGCGTTCCCGTCCCTGTATTTCTGGTTATAGACCCGCGCTTTGTCGGGAGAAGTTCGCTTTCTTTGGCGGCCGTAGTTGGGATTGCGGCTCCGCCACTCCCGGGCGCTATTGGGGTGGCTTTCGCGCCAGCGGCGCATGTACTCTTTTTTGTGCTCCTGCCGTTCCGCCACCGAACGAAAAAGACTGGGCCTCCCTGTCCTGCGGTCGTCGCCGACTTTGCGACCGTGGGCCTCCAGCCACTTTCGGTTGTAATCTGGATGGTTGCGGTGCCACTCGTGCATACGTGCACGATGGCAGTCCTTGCAGGTTTTTCCGGTTCGCCTGATGTTCCCAAAGGATGTCAGCGGCTTTTCCTGCAAACAGCGTCCGCAACGTACAACGTCCAGATCCATGATTCACCCTCGCGGTTGCTTGGCGTATTCCCGAATGGCCAGTTCAATAACGGCTGTTTGAGACAAGCTGAGCCGCTTGGCGAGTTTTACAAGGAGCCTCCGCGCTTCATCGGAAAGCCGAAAGCTGCTGGGTTGCTTGTGTTCCATGCTCCAAGTGTAGTGCATAACGCGCTACGCTTCAACTATAACCGGTACCATCCAGGTACCAAAACTAACGTCGCGAGACGTGAGGAAAACATAATGAACGACCTCCTAAACCCGGTCGCCATTCTACAAGACTCCTTGGAGCGGTGGGATAACAACGCCGTCTTTTGCAAGTACGTCTCAAGGGAATTTGACGACAGTTACGCCGTCCCGAATGAAAAGGTCGGATACACGGTGAACGCCCGCATTCCGGTCCGCTTCCGCGGCCGCCGCGGCGACGCCGCACAGCCCGAAGCGATCCAGGAGCAGATGGTCCCCGTGACCATCAACACCCTCTGGGGACAGGATCTGCAGATCTCCGATCAGGACCTGGTGCTCACCATCGACCGCTTTGGCGAGCGCTACACCGAATCGTCCAGCGCCATCATCGCTCAGATGATGGACGGCGATGGCCTCGACCAGTACCAATACGTGTACAACTTCGTGGGCCAACCGGGTGTTACCCCGGCGTCTCTCGCGACGTACACGCAAGCCAAGATCGCGCTCGAGAACGCGGCTTGCCCCACCTCCGATCAGTTCCGCTCGCTGGTGGTGAACCCCGATGCCCAGGGCAACGTGCTGGGCTTCAACTTCAACTTCCTGCTGCCGACCAAGGAAGTCTCCGACCAGTACCTGTACGGCAACATGGGCAAGGCCGTGGGCTGGAAGTGGTCCATGGACCAGAACGTGTCCGCGGCCGTCGTGGGCGCGCTCGGCACCGCCGGCGCTCCGACCTCCAACCCGATCGTCAACAGTGGCTGGGACGCCTCGCAGGCGATCCTGAACCCGGGCGACATCATCTCCATCGGCTCGGGCTCCACGGCGTGCATCGCCACCAACCCGCTGTCCTTCCGTTCCACCAACAAGCTGCGCACCTTCGTTGTGACGGCCCCCGTGGTGGCGGACAACACCGGCGCGGCCACGATCCCGATCGAGCCTCCCATCAACTTCGACACCACCTCCCCGTTTCAGACGGTGGTGAGCGCTCCGGCAGCCGGCGCGGCCATCAGCGTGTACCTCGTGGGCCATGCCAGCTTCTCCAGCATCGGCGGAGTGACCAGCCCGCAGAACATGGGCTTCCACAAGCAGGCCTTCACTTTGGCCGTTGTGAAACAGGAAACCCCCGGCGGCTTGGACTGGTCCGAGCAGGTCATCAATCCCAAGCTGGGCATGGCCATGCGTCTGACGCGCGGCTTCCTGATCGGCTCCAACGAACGCATCACGCGCCTGGAAGTGCTGGGCGGGTTCAAGACCATCAGGCCGGAATGGGCGGTCAGAATTGGGGGCTAGTGATTAGTGGCTAGTGGTCGGTAGGTTTGTTCTAAACCACCAGCCACCAGCCACCACCCACCCTTCACTAAAGGATAAACTACGACCATGAAAAACATCACTCTCGTTACCATCGCCCTGCTGCTGGCCTGCTTCGCGCTGCCTGCGGCCCAACTTTCCAACACCACCCTTTCCGCCGCCATCACTGCCACCCAGCCCTATGTGACCCTGGCGTCGCTTACCGGCGTTAACGGGCCGGGCCAACCCGTCTCGCAGGGTTCCATCGGCACGCCTTCGGGCGCGGCCTGGACCATCCTATATGTGGACGGCGAAGCCATGCGCGTCACTGTCGCGCCCGCCACCGGCCAGCCTGTGCTGGTGGAACGCGGCTTCCAATCTCCCGCCGTGGCGCATGCCTCCGGAGCGCTCGTCTGGATCGCCACGCCCCAGCAACTGGTGTGGGAGTCCAGCGGCCTGCCCTCCGGCACCTGCAATTCCGCCACCGCCGTCAACCCCACCATCAACGTGCACCTGAATCAATATGCCGAATGCCTGGGTGGTTCCTGGGTTACCGGCAGCGGCACGGCTACCGCTTACCGCCTCAACTTCCCGACCATCGGAGCGGTTGCTTATACCGGCCTGGACACCAACGGCACCGCCGTCGGCTCCACCACGGTCTATTGCACGGAAGTGGACCTGCCGGGCAGCAAGTTAATCACCGGCATCGGCCTGCTCAACGGGACCACGGTCACCGGCAATAAGCGGTACGTGATTCTCTACGACTCCGCCGGCAACGCCCTGGCCAACAGCGCGCTCGCCGGACAGGCCTCGGTGACCGCTTCGGTGTTCGAGAACTACGCCTTCACCTCCAAGCTCTACGCGGTGGGACCGGCGCAGTATTTCGGCTGCCTCCAGGACAACTCGACCGGCTCTACCACCGTCCGCATGGTGGATACCGGGATCGACGACAACATCCTGACCGTAGGACAAACCGGCGCAACCTTCGGGACCGTCCCGGCGCTGACCGTTCCGACTTCGTTCCACACGGGCACTGGCCCATATCTCTACGTGTATTAACGCTCTCGGCGGCTCGGCTCCTGCTATTTGAGCGCGCCGCCCCAGGGGGCCTCCATGCCTTCTCCCTCGGAGGTCCCCTGCCTTCAAAAGCTGTCAGCTTTCAGCTTTCAGCTTTCAGTTTTCAGCTTTCAGTAAAACCACCAGCCACCAGTCACTATCCACCAGCCACCAAAGGATTCTCCCATGCGAAGAAATGTCAAGATCACGCTAAACCCCGGAACGCCGGTCAATCTCTCCGTCGCCCTCGGCCTGGTACAGAACCCGATGGCCAACCGGGTCTTCATCCAAATGGCT